CACTGGCTGGGATGCTCCCGACAACGGGATCAACAGCATCAACACCCCGGCACTGCGCAACCTGCGGTCGCGCTCCCGGGCAGCGGTTCGCAATGACCCGTATGCCTTCAACGTGATCGACAAGCGTGTCAGCAACCTGATCGGCACGGGCATCACCCCTCGGCCGACCACTGACGACGATGCGTTACGCAAGTTGCTGCAGGAGCTGTGGGGGGACTGGGTCGATGAGTCGGATGCGGATGATCGTACCGACTTCTACGGCCAGCAGGCCTTGGTGGCGCGCACGGTTGAAACTTCGGGTGAGTGCTTTGTGCGGCTACGACCTCGCAGCCTGGACGAAGGCTTGGCGGTTCCGTTGCAGCTGCAGATTCTGGCGCCGGAGTTTGTCCCGCACGACAAGTACGAGAGCACCAAATCCGGCAACGTTATCCGCGCCGGGATCGAGTTCAACCCCGGCGGCAAGCGGGTCGCGTATTGGATGTATCTGTCGCATCCACGCGATGCGGCATCGATTAACGCTGGCTATAACCAGTTGGTACGGGTGCCGGCGGCGCAGGTGCTGCACATCTTTGAACCGGTGGAGCCAGGTCAACTACGCGGCGTACCGCGATTGTCACCAGTGCTCAAGCGCCTGCGCAGTCTCGACAACTACGACGACGCAGTGTTGTTCCGCCAGGAAGTGGCCAACCTCTTTGCCGGCTTTATCAAACGCCCTACGCCGGAGTCCGGACCGGTTCCCAGGGATCCGGTGACCGGCGCGCCACTGAGCCTGGATCGCGATGGCTTCACGCCGATGGTCGCGCTGGAGCCCGGCACCATGCAGGAACTGGGTCCTGGTGAAGAGGTGGAATTCTCCAAGCCACCGGATGCGGGCAACAATTACCCAGACTTCATGCGGCAACAATTGATGGCGGCAGCCGCCGGTTCCGGCACGCCTTACGAGATCCTTACCGGTGACATGCGCGGGATCAACGACCGCGCACTGCGGGTGGTGCTCAACGAATTTCGGCGCCGCCTGGAACAACTGCAATTCAGCGTGTACGTCCACCAGCTCTGCCGCCCAGTGCGAGCAGCCTGGATGGACATGGCCGTGTTGTCCGGTGTCCTGGTGCTGGGCGATTACGCGCAAAAGCGCCGCGACTACCTGCGTACCCGTTGGGTGCCGCAAGGTTGGGCCTACATCCAGCCGGTACAGGATGTGCAGGCGCGGCGAATGGAAGTACAGGCCGGCTTTGCCTCTCGCAGCGAGATGGTTCTGCGCACCGGCTACGACGCCGAAACGGTTGATCAGGAAAACGCCGCCGATCTGGCCCGGGCCACCAAGCTGGGCCTCAACTACAACACCCTGGATGCCGTCGAAACAACCGACGACAAGGAGCAACCATGAGCAAAAAAGCGCGACCGCGCGTTTACAACCGGGCAGGCAAACGGGTGCAGGTTCAGGACAAAACCTGGTACGCGTTGCAGGCCAGCGGCGAGGCCACCGAGCGAGTGATCGAAGTCTTTGTTTATGGCGAGATTGGCGCCTGGGGCATAACTGCCAATCAATTTGTGCAGGACCTGCGCGCCATGGACGACGGCGTCTCACCGGTGATCGCGGCGTTTAACAGTGTCGGTGGTGACCTCTTCGACGGGTTGGCCATGCACAACGCATTGTCGCGGTTGGGCGAGCGCTGTACCGGCCGAATTGATGCGTTGGCTGCCAGCGCTGCCAGTGTGGCGGTGTGCGGTGCGCATCGGGTGGTGATCGCGGCCAACGCCATGTTGATGATCCATAACCCCTGGACGTACGCCGCCGGTGACGCGGAGGATTTTCGCAAGGTGGCGGACGTCCTCGACCAGACGATGGAGGCGATCATCGCGGCCTACAAGACCAAAGCGCCCGAGATTGATGAGGTTGAGTTACGGAGGCTGGTCGCTGCTGAAACCTGGCTGACCGCCAATGAAGCGGTAGCCCTGGGCCTGGCCGATGAAGTCGGCGATGGCATCAAGGTCAAGGCCTGTCTCGGCCAAGGCGCTGTGCTGCAGCGGTACCAGCACGCACCGGCCGATCTGCTGGCCCAGCTCGACGAACCACCCGAAGTCGATCCGGACCTGGAGCGGGAACCGATCGATCCACCCTTGGTACCGCCCGTAGTCGATTCGGCCAAGTTGGCCCTGATGATTACCCAGCGCTGCGCGGCGGCGGGCATCAGCAACCTGGTCGAGCCGCTGCTCAACTCGACCCAGTTGGAAAGCGAAGAGATCGTCCTGGCTGGCTTGGTCCGTGCCAAGGCGGTGAATGACCTTTGCGTGGCCGCCCGTTTGCCGGAGTTCAGCGCCGAGTACGTTTCAGCGGGGCTGGATGTGGCGGCGGTCCGGGCGCGTCTGTTCGACAAGATTGTCACCAGTGGCAAGGGCTTTGAAATCGATAACAGCCTGCCGCTGGACAACGATCCGGCCCCCAAGGTGCTGGCCAAACAACCTGATCCCACCTCGATCTGGGCTTCGCGACAAGCGGCTCAATCTGGAACCGCGCGCGGCGCGAAAGGAGCAAGACCATGACCATCAAAAAAGAGCCGATCCACGCAGGTGAATTTCTGCTGTCCGAGGGCGCCGGAAACATCTCGCGAGAAACGATCAACGTTGCAGCTGGCCCCGCGCTGAATCCGGGTCAGGTTCTCGGTCTCGTGACGGCCACGGGCGAATTCGCGCCGTATGACTCTGCCGCCACAGACGGTACCGAGGCGGCCGTGGCGATCCTCTATGGACCCCTTGGAGAGTCGGACATCGTGCGCCGTGGGCGCGCCGTGGTGCGCTTGGCTGAAGTCAGCGAAGTGCATTTGACCGGGCTTGATCCTGTAGCGGAAAAGGCTTTGGCCAGCCATTTCCTGATTGTCCGCTAAGGCTATCCCTTACGTTTACCCGACCCGCCCTGAGCGGGTTTTTTCATTTCTGGAGAGTACCCATGGCCGAGATCGCCATTTTTGACGACGAAGCGTTTACCGTTACCGCGTTGACTGCTGCACTCAACGATCAACCTTACCTGCCGGGCCGTATCAGCGCCCTGGGCCTGTTTCGCGAGGAAGGCATCACCACCCTGACCGTGCAGATCGAAAAGGACGGCGATACCCTGGCCCTGGTGCCAGCCGGTGAACGGGGTGGCTCTGGCCTGGTGGTCGCGGCCAGCAAGCGCAACCTGATCCCGTTCAACACCGTGCACCTGCCGGAGCGCTTTACCATCAAGGCCGACGAGATCCAGGGCATTCGTGCCTTCGGTACTCGAACCGAATTGCAGGCGGTGCAGGACGTGGTCAATACCCGTCTGGCCAAAGCCCGTCGTCAGTTGGACGCGACCCATGAGTTCCAGCGCATGGGCGCCCTCAATGGCCTGATCCTCGATGCCGATGGTTCGACGGTGCTGCTGGACCTGTATGACCGCTTCGGTGTGCAGCGTCAGCACCTGCCCATGGGCCTGGCCGATTCGAGCACGGAGCTGCGGGTTAAATGTGGCGAAGCGCTGGACATGCAAGAAGATGCCCTTGGCAGCGTGACCAGCACCAGTTCCCGCGCTTTCTGCGGCAAGAACTTCTGGAACAAGCTGATCGTTCACAAGTCGGTCAAGGAGACCTATCTCAACAGTCAGCAGGCGGCGGCTTTGCGGGGCGACGCCCGGGAAAGCTTCGAGTTCGGCGGCATCATCTGGGAACGCTACCGTGGCAAAGTGGCCGGAGTATCGTTCGTCCACGACGACAAGGCGCTGTTGGTTCCAGAGGGCGTGCCGGATCTGTACATCTCGGCGTTTGCTCCGGCGGATTACATGGAGACGGTCAACACCCAGGGCATTCCGTACTACAGCAAGATTGAGCCGATGCAGTTCGGTAAGGGTATGGCCGGTGAAGCCCAGTCCAACCCGCTGCACTTGTGCACCCGACCTCGCGCACAGATCCTGCTGGAGCTCTGACCATGGGCTTTCGCGATCTGATCGCCGAAGTCGACGCCGTGGTATTCGAAACGCTAGGCGACAGCGCCCGTATCGAGGGTCGCGACGAGCCGGTCTTGGGCATGTTCGCGGCACCCTGGCTGCAACCGAAGTTCGGCAAGCTGAACACTGGTCTGCGCGAGCCGCGGTTCGAGATTCGCGTCAGCGATTCGCATGGGCTGGAGCAGGGGTTGCTGGTTAGCATCGATCTGCCGGCCCTGGATGGCGGCGGTGACTACGACCTGCTGCAGCTGGAGCCGAGCGGCGACGGCCTAGTCGCCTTGATCCTGAGGATGCGCGCATGAGTGTCGGCAGCTACTTCAAACCCTCGGCCGGTGGCGGGATGCTGTCCATCCAGGCCTCGGCGGCGGACCTGCAAGCGTTCGAGAACTTCGCCCAGTTGGTGCCCAAGGCGGCTGCCGCTGCCCAACGTCGAGCGATCAACAAGACGTTGGGTTGGTTGCGTACGTACATTGCCCGAGCGGTCAGCCGGCAGGAGCGTATCGCCGTCGCGGCAGTGCGGCAGCGGTTGCGCGCCTATCCGGTCGCCGGCGGGGCCACCAGTGGAAAATTGTGGTTCGGATTGAACGCCATCGAGTCCAGTCGTACCGGCCGGGCACGACAGACTGGCAGTGGCGTATCGGTGGCTGGGCGCCGGTACCAGGGCGCCTTTCTCAAGACGGTCTATGGCAACAAACCTGACATCTGGATCCGCACCGCCAGTAAGCATTTCAACGCGGACGACTATCCCGACAGCACGGAGTCTGGAGGCGGTGGAGCCAGCTCGGGTTGGGTTGCGGAACACGGCAATCGCTTCCCGCTGGCCAAAGCCAAGGTGTCACTGGAGCAGGCCCGCCCACATTTCGATGCCTGGGTTAAACGTGCACATGCGCGCTTGCTGGAAATCCTGCAGCAGGAATTCAACTTTGAGCTGCAGAAATACCTGAAGGGGACGGCCAATGGCTGACGAGCCTTTTACGCTTGACCAGCTCTACCTGGCGATGGAACAACGGTTGTTGGCTCATCTGCCGGGTGTCCAGGCCGTCACGATTTGGCCAAAAATTTCAGACCGTATTGCGTTACCAGCGGTGTTTCTTGAAATGGCCGAGATGGAGCCTGGCTTAGACATCGGCACCGGCGAAACCACGCTGGTTTGCCGGTTCGAGGCGCGGATCATTGTTGATCCCATCAAGCTTCAGCACTGCCAGCAGGCTGCCCACCTGGCGACGCAATTGGCGGTGCTGCTGCGCATGCAAACCTGGGGCGTCGCGGTGGAGCCTGCCGTGTTCGTCCAGGCCATGCAGGACTGGACCAGGCCGGAGCTGGATGGCTACACGGTCTGGCTGGTGGAGTGGACTCATCAACTCTACCTGGGAGTTGAAGAATGGCCATGGTCGGACGAGCCGTCGGAAATCCCGGTGGGTGGCGAGTTCCCCGTTGAGGTGGTGTTAGCCCCGGAGTATTCGCCGTGAGTTACGCCCTTGCCGAGCATGACCGCATGATCGCGGCGATGCTGATGCCCTGTGCGGTAGTTGGGGTCGATCTGACGGGGCCGGCGGTGCGGGTGTCGAACGGCGAATGGACCAGCGCTTGGGTGCGTTGGCACAGCCTAGCAGCCGGTAAGGCACGACACTGGCGGGCGCCCAGCCTGGGCGAACAAGGGGTGCTGTTCAACCCCAGTGGTCAGGCCGGAATGGGCACGTTTATCCCGGGCTTGTTCGGGAACGCCGGCGCACCGCCAGATAACCGCGACCATGTCGAAGTCTGGCGTTTTGATGACGGTGGTTCGCTGGTCTACGACTGGGAGGCCAAGTCCTACACCATCACCTTGCCGACCGGGACGATCACCCTCAAGGTCGGTAGCACTGAGGTGGTCGTTTCGGATAACGCCGTGACGGCCAAAGTCGGTGGCACCGAGGCGGAGCTCACGCCGGATTCAGCGACACTCAAAGCCACGGCCATCAAGCTGGTCGGCACCGTGCTGATCGAGGGACCGTTACACGTAACACAAGCCATCACCGGCGCCACCTCGATCCTCGCGACAGGTGCCAGCGACAACCATCACACGCACTAACCCGTATTCCATCCAGCCCGCCGAGTGCGGGCTTTTTGATGCCTGGAGAAAAACATGGCCAAGCCAAACGATGTCCCCCTTGCTGAATTGCCGCAGCCGCAGCCGCGGGCGACGAATCTGCTGCTGAAGTTCCGTGACAAGGTCTACACCTCGCGCACGCTGATCATTCCCGAAACGGGCCGCGCGCTGCCGGTGGCCAAGGGGGTCGTCGAAGTGTCGGCGTCTGATGAGCAGGCCCTGAGCTACCTCAAGGCCCACGAAGAATTCGAGCCGTTGGGGTGAGTTAGATGATCGGAATGGATCGCCACACAGGCCAGCCCATCTCCGGCATCGAACACCTGCGCCAGTCCATCGCGGACATTTTGGGCACGCGGTTGGGCAGTCGCCGGCACCGGCCAGAGTACGGCAGCAAAGTGCCGTCATACGTCGACATGCCGGTTAACGAGGGCTGGAAAAGCTCGGTGCAAGCCGAAGCGGTCCGGGCGATCGGGCGGTGGGAACCGCGCGTCAAGCTGGAGCGCATCCGTGTCGTGTCGGTATTGGGCGGCAAGGTCGGGCTGAGTCTGGCCGGCGAATACCTCGGCGACCGTTTTCTGTTTGAGGTGAGCGTATGAGCATCGTTGATCTGTCGGCGTTGCCGGCACCGGACGTGCTGGAAGGGTTGGACTTTGAAGTCACCTATGACGAAACGCTGGGCACCTTTCGCGCTTACATGGGCGACAACTGGAGCGCGCACCTGGAGAGTGATCCGGTGGTGAAGTTGCTGGAAGTGGCGGCCTATCTGAAGGTCGGTAACCGCGCCCGGGTCAACGATGCCGCCAAGGCGCTGTTGCTGGCGCATGCGATCGGCCCTGATCTTGATCAGTTGGGGGCGAACTACAACCTGAAGCGCCTGGTGATTCAGGCGGCGGATTTGGCGGCCGTGCCGCCGGTGCCCGAGGTCAAGGAGCTGGACGACCCGTTTCGCGAGCGTATCCAGTTGGCCTTTGAAGGCTTGACCACGGCCGGCCCGCGTAACAGCTACATTCTGCACGCGCGTAATGCCTCGGGTCTGGTGGCCGATGCCACGGCCGAAAGCCCGGCGCCTTGTTTTGTTACGGTAACGGTGCTGGGGGCTGAAGGGCGCGGTGAGGTCGGTCCCACGCTGTTGGCCACTGTCGCGACCGCGCTGAATGACGACGACGTGCGGCCCGTGGGCGACCGGGTCACGGTGCAGAGTGCGCAGATTCTCGACTACCGCATTGACGCGATTCTGCACATGAGCGGTGCTGGCCCTGAAGGGGATGCCAGTTTGGTCGAGGCCAAGAAACGCTTGGCGGCGTGGATCAATCCGCGCAAGCGCTTGGGGGTCGAGGTGGCCCGCTCGGCGGTGGACGCGCAATTGCACGTCGCCGGCGTGGCCCGGGTTGAACTGGTCGGCTGGGTCGACTTGGCGCCGACCAAGGCCCAGGCGGCGTGGTGTACCGATTACACGGTGACACTGGCGGGGGCGACATGAACAGTCTGCTGCCGAGCAATAGCACGCCGCTGGAGCGCGCCCTGGAGGCGGGTTTCTACGAGCGAACGATTGTTCCGCTGCGCACGCTGTACAACCCCGATACCTGTCCGGTGCATCTGCTGCCCCACTTGGCGTGGGCGTGGTCGGTCGACCGTTGGGATTATCGGTGGTCGGAGGCGACCAAGCGCGCGGCTATCAAGGCGTCGTATTACATCCATGCCCACAAGGGGACCATCGGCGCGTTGCGTCGGGTGGTCGAGCCGCTGGGCTACCTGATCGAGATTACCGAGTGGTTCAACACGGTGCCGGAGGGGACGCCGGGCACCTTCGCGCTGAAGGTCGGCGTGCTGGATACCGGCATCACCGAGGAAATGTATCAGGAGCTGGAGCGCCTGATTGACGACGCCAAGCCCGTTACGCGGCACCTCACCGGGCTGGCGATCAGCCTGGAAACCAAGGGCAATTTGAACATCGCGGTGTCCCTTTACGAAGGCGACGAAATCGACGTGTACCCGCCGGTCATGCGTGACATCGAGGTCAGCGGCACCTTCGGTGTGGTGGGTCGCGAACTCTCCATAGACACTCTGGATATTTACCATGGTTGATGTGAATTCACAGTTTTTTGCGATCCTCACGAATGTGGGGATGGCCAAGCAGGCGAACGCCGACGCGCTCGGTGTGCCGTGGAAAATTACGGACATGGGCGTGGGTGATGCCAACGGCACCGACCCGATCCCCAGCGCTACACAAACCCATCTGATCAACGAATGGCGCCGCCGGCCGTTGAATCAACTCAAGGTCGACCCGGCGAATGCGGCGGTGATTATCGCCGAGCAGGTGATTCCAGCGGATGAGGGCGGTAAGTGGATTCGAGAAATCGCCCTGTATGACGCGGACGGGGACATGGTGGCAGTGGCCAACTGTGCGCCAAGCTTCAAGCCGTTGCTGTCGCAGGGCTCGGGCCGCACCCAAGTGGTGCGGATGAATTTCATCGTCAACAACTCCGGAAACATCACGCTCAAGATCGATCCGGCGGTGGTGCTGGCGACGCGTGAGTACGTCGATCTGCGCCTTTTGGAAGAGCTGTCTAAGCTCGACAGCAAGCAGTCGGTGCGGGCGGCCACTACGGCCAACATCGCGCTGACCGGGCTTCAGACTATCGACACGGTCGCCCTGGTGGCTGGTGATCGGGTGCTGGTGAAAAATCAGGCCGTGGCCAAGGACAACGGTTTGTACATCGCTGCCGCCGGCGTGTGGTCGCGCGCCCTGGATGCTGACAGCAGTGCCGAGGTCACCTCGGCGCTGGTGGTCTCGGTTGAACAAGGTGCGACGCTGGCCGACACCCGTTGGCAGTTGGTCACCGATGGGGTGATTGTCCTGGGCACCACGGCCCTGACGTTTCAGGACGTTTCTCAGGTCTATGCGCCGATTAATTCCCCGGCCTTTCTGGGTAATCCAACGGTGCCCACGCCAGCGCCGGGAACGAATACGCAGCAAATCGCAAACACGGCGTTTGTTCAGGCCGCGTTGGCGGCGCTGGTCAACGCTTCGCCCGCTGCGCTGGACACGCTCAACGAATTGGCGCTGGCCCTGGGTAACGACGCGAATTTTTCGGCCACTGTAACCGCCGCCATCGGCCTTAAAGCGCCGCTCGCATCGCCTGTTTTTACAGGCCTGCCGGCCGGGCCGACGGCGGCGCCGGGAACCAATACGGGGCAGTTCGCAACAACGGCCTTTGTTGCCGCTGCGGGTGCGCTCAAGGCCAACCTTGCCAGCCCTGCGCTTACGGGGTTGCCGACGGCGCCGACCCCTGCGCTCGGTGTGCGGGGCACCGCGATAGCGACGATGCAGAATTTCGCCGATGAGTTTGCGGCATTGCTTGCCACTAACGGGTACCAAAGATTTTCGAGCGGGGTGATCTTGCAGTTTGGCGCGGGAAGTGTCGTAGCGAGCGGGGGCACAACGGTGGCCTTCCCTACGGCATACCCCAGTGCCGCCCTGGGCGTTATTGTCAGCGACCAAGCGTCGAGCCAAGCCTCGGTAGAGCCAATGGGTGCGCAAGTCATTGACAGAACAGCTTTCCAAGCTTGGTACAAGACAGCCGCGGCGGGCACCTTTTATTGGATGTCCGTCGGCATATAAGGGGTAAAAAATGTTCTATTCCGCACAAACTCGCGGCTTCTATGACGCCTTGATTCATGGGGCGCGCCTGGTCAAGATTCAGGACCCGGATTGGATCAGGCCAACGGTGGATATCGTCGTGCAGCCGGGTGAGTCGACATGGGTGGGCGACGAGCTGATGACGAACACCGGGGCTGAGCCGATCACACTCCGTAACGCTCCCGACATGAGCGCAGCGCCTGACATGTTGGAGGTCGATAACCCGGCCTGCTTGATTCCAGTCGACGCGGTCGAAATCACCCGGGAGCGACATACAGAGCTTTTTGCGGGGCAGGCCATCGGGAAGCAAATTTCATGTGGCGCAGATGGCTACCCGATACTGATCGATCCAGCGCCGCCCTCCCCGGAGTACCTTGCTGCGACTGAGCGGGTTTGGCGGGACGGGCAGCTTGCGGCCACCGACGGCATTGTTTCGCGACACCGCGACGAGCTGGAGGGCGGTTCCACCACGTTGACGGCCGCCCAATACACCGAGCTTCAGGCGTACCGCTTCGCCCTGCGCAACTGGTCTGAAGCGAGCGGGTTTCCTTTGATCGAGCATCGACCCTCAGCCCCGGAATGGATCTCCACGTCGATCCAATAAACGCCCCGCACTGACGGGGCGTTTTCTTTTCCGTTACGCGTAACAACGCACCACCCCGACAGCCTCGCGAATGCGGGGCTTTTTCGTTTCTGGAGATTGACCCTTATGAGTGGCTTTTTTCACGGCGTCACCACCTCGCTGATCGACACCGGCGCGCGCACCATCTCGCTGCCGTCGTCCTCGATCATTGGTCTGTGCGACACCTTTACCCCGGGCGTGCTCGGCGGCGGTACGGCCAAGGCCGGCGAGCTGGTCTTGCTCACGACCGAGCGCGAAGCCATTGCCGCGTTTGGTCCTGACTCGGCGATCACCAAGGCCGCCCAAGCGATCTATGTGCGCGCCAAGGCGGTGATCGTCGCCATCGGTGTGGCCAAGCTTGAAGACGAAGCGCTGCAAACCTCGGCCATCATCGGTGGCGTTCTGGCCTCGGGCCAGCGTACCGGCCTGCAAGCGCTGCTGGACGGCAAGAGCAAACACAACGCCCAGCCCAAGCTGCTGATCGCCCCGGGGCATTCGTCGACGCAGGCGGTGGCCACCGCCATGGATGCGCTGGCCGGCAAGCTGCGCGCGATGGCCGTCATCGACGGCCCGAACACCACCGATGAGGCCGCCATGGCCTACGCCCTGGAGTTCGGCAGCAAGCGTCTGTTTATGGTCGATCCCGGTGTCAAGTATTGGGACACCGTCGCCAGTGCAACGATCGACGCGCCGGGCTCGGCATGGGTGGCCGGACTGTTTGCCTGGACCGATGCCACTTACGGTTACTGGGCGTCGCCGTCGAACAAAGAGTTTGTCGGCATCACCGGCACCACGCGCCCGATCGAGTACCTGGACGGCGACGAAACCTGCCGGGCCAACCTGCTGAACAACGCGAACATCGCGACGATTCTGCGCGACGGTGGTTATCGCTTGTGGGGCAACCGCACATTGTCGACCGATCCGAAATGGTCGTTCGTCACCCGTGTGCGCACCTGCGACATCCTGATGGATGCGATCCAGGCGGGGCACAAATGGGCGGTCGATCGCTCGATCACCAAGACCTACGTGCAGGACGTGACCGAAGGCCTTCAGGCGTTCATGCGCGACCAGAAAAACGCCGGCGCGGTGATCAACTTCGAAGTCTACGCAGACAAGGAGAGGAACACGGCCAGCCAAATCGAGCAGGGCAAAATCTACTGGCGCATTCGCTTCACCGACGTGCCGCCGGCTGAAAACCCGAATTTCCTCATTGAAGTCACCAACGAATGGCTGACCGAAGTTCTTGAAACCGCCTAAGGGGGCCGCGCAATGATTCCTCAAGTTCTCTCCAACATGAACGCCTTTGTCGACGGTGTGAGTTTCGCCGGCGACGTGCCGACCCTGTCGCTGCCCAAGCTGACGCAAAAGACCGACGACTATCAGGGCGGCGGCATGTCCGCCCCGATCGAAATGGCCATGGGGCTGGAAAAGCTGGAAGCGGCGTTTACCACCAACGGCGTGCGCCGTGAGGCGCTGAAGTTCTTCGGGCTGGCCGATCAGACCGCGTGCAGCATCGTCTTTCGCGGTGCGTTCCGAGGCCTGAAAGGTGAGGTGACGCCGGTCGTGGTTACCCTGCGCGGCGGTATCAAAGAGGTCGATATGGGCGACTGGAAACCGGGCGACAAGGCGGAGATCAAGCACGCGATCAAGGCCGTTTATTACAAGCTCGAAATCGACGGTCGCGTGATGTACGAAATCGACCCGCTCAACATGATTCAGGTGGTCGACGGTGTCGATCAACTGGCCGCAGAACGTTCGGCCGTTGGCCTCTAAGGACTCAAGACCATGACTCAAGTAAACCAAGACACCCCCGCTGAACCGACCTTGCCGAAGTGGCTGAAGCTGACCGACGAGGGCGTGACCGTAACGCTCCGATACAAAACCATTATCAGCGGCGTGCAGACCGACGCGCTGACCATGCGCGCGCCCAACATGAAGGACTGGCGCGCGTCCAAGGTCGCCGGCAATGGCGACTTTGAAAAACAGGAACTGTCGTTGTTTGGCAGCCTGGTGGGGCTGACCGAAGAGGAGTTGTTGA